CTTCACGGCGTTCACCATGATGTCGGTGAACTCCGAATCGGTCTGCAGCGGCACGATCCAGCTGTTGTCGTCCTGGATGCCGCGCGCACCGGCCAGCATCACCTGGGCACGCTGCCAGCGGAAGCGCGGCATGCCACCTTTCAGCTGGGCCAGGGCGTTCAGGCGCATCGAGTGCGGGGTGCGCTGTTGCGTCATCTTGCCGCCGGCCGACACGGGCAGGGTGGCCATGTCGATGCGGATGTCCTGGCTGGAATACTTCAGCGAAGCACCCATGCCTTCGGCGTTGCGGTCACCCATGATCGGGCGCAGCTTGATGACGTGTGCGCAGTCGATCTGCACGACGTCACCGGGGCCCTTGCTCAGTTCGTCGACTCGCACGATCGGCATGTCGGTCGTGGTCTGTTGACGGATCTTGCGCAGGGCCTTGTCTTGGCTCGACATGGGGCCGGTGAGTGCGACCAGCGGCGTGGGCTCACGCACGGCCATCGCGGCGAGGGCCTTCGAGAAGGCCTTATTGGCCAGCGGCGAGCCGGCAGGGATAGAGGTTGCGGACATTTCAGTGTTCCTTCAATGGGTGGGCGCCGTGTTCAGGTGACGGGCAACGAGGCATAGATGTCCGCGTCGCTCATCTTGTTGAAGTCGGGCAGTTCGTTGGATGGGTTTGCGCCCCCACTCAGGTCGCCCAGGGCCACGGCGGCGGGTGCAGCTGCTGCTGCCACGGCTGCCAGGGCCTGCTGGGTTGCTGATGCGGGGGCGGGTGAGGTGGTGGACAGGCCCAGGCGCTCGGAAGCGCGCCGGGTGGCCTCGGTGACGATTTCCAGCTCGCTCTTACCCTTCCACTCAGGCAACAGGCGCAACGCGGTGTCCTCGGCCAGGGCCAGCTTGAAAGCGGTCTGGTCGGGGTTGTATTGCATGTTGAAGAGTGCGGGCACGGCGTCAATCACGGCCTGCGTCGCCGGGTCAAACTTCGGTGCGATGAAGTCAGCGGCGGGGGCAGGTGCCACCTTGGCCACGGTCGTGGCCAGCTCCTGGTTGGTTCGCTCCAGCTCCTTGATGTAGTTGCCCACGGTGGGGTCGAACTGCGCCACCTCGGCCAGCTCTTCGGCGGTCGGCTTCTTCGCCTGGGCAGGTGCGGGGGCGGCGGCCTTGGTGGCTGCCAGCTCCGCGGCCAGCCGGTCGGCTCGGGCGCGTTCCACGCGCAGGGCGGCGTGAAGGTGGTGGTCGGGCTGCGGCGCTGGGGCAGCTGGTGCTGCGGGCGCTTGTGCCACGGGTGCGGCAGCCGGTGCTGCTGGTGCCGCGGGGGCTGGGGCTTGCGCTGCGGGAGCGGTGGGCGCAGGTGCTGCTGCGACTGGTGCAGGCGCGGGCGTGGGCGCAGCTGCCACTGGGGCGGGTGCGGGTGCCGTTGCTTGGCCAGCTGCTGCGGCCTCCGCGGCGTCTTGGGCTTCCTGCTCTTGGCGGGCCTGCTCAAGCGCTGCGAAGTCGTCTGCGCTGAATACGTCTGCTTGCGGGTTGTCGTTCGTGCTCATGGTTCACTTTCCTCTTCGCCATTTAACGGGTAGCACCCCGAAGGCTTGCGCCTCTGTCCGTTGGTACTCGACCTTGCGGGGGGACGAAGCCCGCCAGGCCGGTGTGCCACTCCTTTACCCTGCTGCCCGTGGCCCTGCAGCGGGGTTTCTTGCTCATTGCAGCGCGGCGCCTCCTTGGCGTGCCTGGCGCGCTTCCTGGATGGCCTCCTCGATCATTCGCTCGTGGGCCATGTCCGGGGTCTCTTGATCGGGCACGGGCGCGGCTTCCACCGGCTCGGGCGTGTCTGCCTGGCGCTGTGCCAGGCCCATGTCGTGGCCCAGCTTGGCCACGTTGGCCAGGTTGAGCTGGGTCTTGCTCTCGGTCTCTTCGACCTGGGCCTGGGTTTTCTGGGCTTCGGCCAGGGTCTTGTTGGCCTTGCCCATCTGCTCCTGCAGCTGCGCCACCTTCATCTGGTCGCTGAGCTGCTTGTCGCGGGCCTGCTCGGCGGCCTGCTGCTCCTGCTGCTCGGCGGCGGCCTTCTTGTCGGCGGTCGACGGCAGGCCCAGGATGCGGCGGGCGTCGCTCGCGCGCTCCATGCGGTCGGGCATGTCGGTGCTCTCGATGTAGCTGGGCACCAGCACTGCGGCGGCCTGCGGGTTGACCTGGGCCAGGGCCTGGATGATCTTGGCCACCTGATCCTGCTGCTGCAGCTTGTAGGCCGGGGTGCTGGGCACCTCGCCCAGACCGACACGCACCGGGGCGTCCTTGACGCCGTTGACGATCTCCGCGCGCTGCGGATCCCACAGGTTGAGCACCACCACGCGGCGGGTCTCGCCGTTGCCGATCTTGACCTGCATGCCTGGCACGTCGTGGTCTTCCACGATCAGCTCCAGCAGGTTCTCGTACACCAGGCGGCGGCTGTGGCGATAGTTGTCGTTCAGGTCGCCCATGGCCACGCTGCCCTGCTCGATCAGCAGGCTGTTGGCGATGCCGCTGGTCACGCCACTGGCGGCCTGGCCCAGCTGGCTGCCGTACACCCCGGGCACGTCCTGCACGTTCTGCTTGGCGTCCTGCATCACGTCGAACTGCTCCTTCTGCAGGCTCAGGTTGCTCTCGACGCGGAAGGCGTTGGCGTTCTTGTTGGCCCGGTTGCCGTCGAGGATCACGGTCAGGTCGGGCCGGTTCACGCTGTTCACGATGTCCTTCAGCGTGTTGGCCTTCACGTCCAGGGCATCGTTGTCCATGATGATCTGGCGGGCGCGCAGCAGCCAGTTGATGCGGATCCGGCGGGCGTTGTACTCGTCCTGCGGGCTGATCATTCCCTCGACCAGGCCGTATGGGCTGCGGTCTTCGTCGTCGCGGTAGGCGATGAATGGCACGTAGGGGAAATTGCGCTTGTTCGTGCCGATGTCTTGCAGGCGGTGGGGGCCGGCGTAGAGGGCCATGCGCACCTGGCTGGTCGGGCCCTTCAGGATCTTGGCCCGGCCGCTGTTGATGGCGGCGATGTGGCCCGGGTTGCGCTGGTCGAAGAGCACGCGGCGCGTGGGGCTGAACTGCAGGCTGATGGCCGTGGCCGGCACCTTGTACCAAACCTCGTACATCTTGACCCGCTTGCGCGCGCTGTCGTACCAGTCCATGCGGCGCTGCACACCCTGCCAGCGCTGGTCGACCTGGAAGTGGTTGGTCAGGCGGATCTGCTCCTCCATGGTCGTGTCGAAGAGGAAGCCGTTCCAGTTGTTCGCCATGTTGCGCAGCAGCTCGCGGTGCTGTGGCATCGCGTGCTCCAGCTCGTCGAGGTCTTGCCAGCGCTTGCGCACGATCCAGCGGGCATCGCGCAGCAGCACGTCCTCGGCACGCCAGTCCCACCACATCTGGCTGCGGTGCACGTCCTTGACCCGGTACGGGTAGCCCAGCACGTCGGCGTTGCGGGCAACCTCCACCCACCCGATGCCTGGGCCCACCTGGCCTGCGTAGGCGTTGCTCACGGCCTGGTCGGCGTAGCACTCGCGCTTGGCCTCGGCCATGCTGACGTTCAGCACCTCGGCCGCGTCGGCGATCTCGTCGTCGTCGCTCTCCACCTTGACGTCGGTGCGGGCCTTGGCCTCCTGGCCCAGGATGCCGCGCACCACGCGCCCCACCAGGTTGGTGGGCTTCACGTCCTTCATGCCCTCGGCGATCAGGGCGGCCTCCTGCTCGGCGGTGAACTGCTTGCCGTCGATGTAGCCGGCGGCCACGTCGCTGCGGTCGCGCCACTGCGGCTGATCTTCGCAGTCACTCACCAGGTTCTCCAGGTGCGTGATGTTGAACCCGTGGGCATAGGCCTCGTCGCGCCCTTGGCCCATGTTCTGGGTGTCAGGCTTGACTGGGGTGATGCCAGCGATCTCGTAGGTGTTGGCGTTCATGCGTACCCCATAGCTTTGCGGAAGTCTTCGTACTCGCGGGATGCGTTGGCGACCGTGCTGGTGGTCACTCGGGCGGCCTCACCGGCGCCGAGCATCATGTATTGCCCTGCGTCGCACGGGTGGCTGTAGCGGTTCTTGTCGGGCAGGTCGCGCCAGCGGTCATCACCCACCACCTTGATGCGCTTGTACGCATACCCGCCCTGCAGGCCCTTGCGGGTCACCTTGCAGTCGGGGTGGATGAGGAAAGCGGGTTTGCCGTCGATCAGCTTGCGCATCGGGGCGGCGAAGGTCTCGATGCGCAGGGTGATGTCGTTGTCGCCTGGTGCGGGCGTGGCGGCGATGTCGTTGGCCTCCAGGATCTGGAACACGGTGCGGGTGTCCACGTCACCGGCTTGGCGCTGGCCACCAGCTGGGTCGCCTGCGATGCCCAGCAGCGGCCACCCGGCATAGTGGTCGTTCAGGAACAGCTTGAGCTGGTCGGCGAAGCGCTGCACGCCCACGTCTTCGGTCACCACCTCGTGACGGATGCGCCAGTCGCCTGAGAAGCCACGCTGTCCGATGATGGCGGCCGGCGTCAGTCCGAAGTCCAGGCCCACCCAGATGCCCAGCTCCTTGACCAACTCGAACTCCTTGCAGTGCGTGATGTCGCTGTAGTCGGGATAGACCGGCTTGCCGTTGCGCACGAAGCCGTACTCGTTGGCCAGGTTGACGGCCACCCAGTCGCTGGCCTTGCCCTGGGCCCCTTCGAGGTAGTACATGCCGGGGGCGCCTGGCAGGTTGGCCAGGTTCTCGGCGTCGAAGTTGATGCGCCACGGTGCATCCTTGCTGTCGCGGATGAGGCCGCCGGGCTGCTTGTAGAACGTCCACCCTGGCGGGCGGCTCTCCTCGGCCATCTGGTAGTACCAGTGATCGGTGTCCGGGGCGTTGGTGTCCCCAAAGATGCCGTGCCAGGTGCACCCTGGGCCCGTGCTGGGGTAGCGGCCGGTGCGCAGGTCGATCATGGACACGATGCCGAAGGGCAGCTCTTTCACCTCGCTGAGCATGGCGGCCGTCACCTGCAGGCCGCGCAGCTTGCGGATGTGCTCCTCGCGGTCGAGGGCCAGGAACACCATTTCGCTGTGCACGCGGGTGCCATCGGGCAGCTTGAAGCGGATGGTCTGGGTCGGCGCCTCGCGGCCACCCTGCACCATGCGGCCCAGGTGACCGAACAGCTCCAGCCAGTCCTTGGCGGTGGTGCCCAGCAGCTCGCTGTACGTGTTGCGCACGGCCACCAGGCGGGTGTGGCGGATGCCGGCGCTGTCTGGCTCCTGGTTGAGCATCACCCGGAAGGCCTTCCAGCAGCTGGCGTAGGTCTTCGAGCTGCCCAGCGGGCCCATGATGAAGGCGCGGCGGCTGCGGTCGGCCACGTAGGCCTCGACCACGGGGCCCTGGGGCTTAAAGGACAGCTCGACCAGGGCCACGGTCAGGCCACCGCTTTCTTCGCGCGGCTGGCGCGCTTGGTGGCGGCATTCTTCGCGCGCACCTGGTCGGGGTTGGCGGCCTTGTGCTTCGCCACGCGGGCGGCGCTGCTCTTCGTGTTAGTGACAGCCTTGGCGGCCGTGCGGCGCTTTCCCTGGGCGGGCAGGGCCTCGCGCCTGGTGGCGCCACGCTCTGCGGCCTGGGCCAGGTCGGCCTGGCGGCGCTGCTCGGCCACTCGGTCGAGCCGTAGGCGGATCTGGGCGGTTTGCTGTGGGGACATGGCTCAATCCTCCCGGATGGTTTGCTTGCGCGTGCTGGCCTCTGCGCTGCCCTTGCCCGTGAAGTCGCGCACGATCACCTCGGGCAGGCCGGTTTCGTCGTCCTTGCCGCCCATGCCGTAGCTCTCGCGCTCCATGCGGATGACCATGGCCAGCGACTCGTTCAGCGTCTTGAGCGTGCGGGCACGCTCGGGCATGAGGCTGACGTACTGCGCCAGGTTGTAGGCCGCGCGCTTGGTGGCCTCCTTGTCGTCTGACAGGCTGAGCACGTCGTACACCATGGCGGCCAGCTCGGGGTGGTCTGTCACCTCCTCCAGCTCCTGAAACAGCTTGTCCGTCAGGCGCGCAGCTCGCGTGATGCTGCTGCGATGGCCCAGCAGGATGATCGCCAGGGCCTCGGCGCTGGCCTCGATCACCGCGGCAGACTGCTCGTGTGACTGCTTTGTCCCTGCGCTGGCCTTGATCGGAATCGACCGTGCTGTGGCCTTGCTTGCTACCAGCTCTTCAGCTCGGGCTTGAATTGCTGGGTTCGGGTTGCGAGTCCACGGTGGCACCTGCTTGGCTGCGTGCTTGTCGATGGCTCTGCGAGTGACACCATAGCGCTGGCTGATGGCGCGCACTGACATGACGCCTGCCTTGTAGTGCGGTTCGATGGCTGCCCAGTCGACCGGGAGAAGGTCGGGCTTGGCTGGCTTGGCGGTTCCCATGTCGGCGTTTTCTGACATGGGCGGCTAGGGTAGCACTTTGCGGCGACCATGAAAAAGGTCGCCAGCTGTGAGACTGGCGACCTGAAAAGGTGTGTGCTTTCCACCTTGAGTAGGAGACAAACATGCTGGCCCTGCCAGTCAGGTAGCGAGTTTAGCAGGGCCAGAAAAGGACGAAGCCCCCGCAGCTGGGCAGCTGGGGGGCGTCGTTGGCTTGACCACGGCGGCTACTTTGTACCCTGGGCGAGCTGTCCCTGGCTCGCTTGGTGACCGGCAGGCACACGGCGCTTGCGGCGCTGTGGGGGTGGGTTCGTGGTGTTGCCCGTGGCCGCGATTGTGTGCCAGGTGGTAGCAGGTCGCAAGGGTGCCCCCGTAGGGGGTTGCTACCTGTTGCTGTAGGACTACTGCGCATCGCGCGGTTGAGGGCTCGGGGGTGGTGGGTGGTGCTGCAGCACCGGAGCCGATAGCCCGCATCCCACCACCCTGTCGCCACAACCCCTTGATGCCTCTCTCGGCGGGGTGTTATAGGTGCTATGAGGTGAACCGCCTAGTGGGGCGCTTCACCGGCTGTCGTGCGCAACGGATTGGTTACCGGCACGCCGGGCTACCTCTTGCACTCAGCCAGCGATCGGGACTCGAACCCGCTCACCTCAGAACACAGGCACGGATTCTGCCAGGAGAATGCAGCTTTGCACAGGAGAAACCCATGGCCCAGTTGCCCGCTGATCTGATCCAGCACATTGAGAACGTCGAGCGCGACATCCTGGTGGATGCGCTACTCGCCTATCGCTTCAATCGAACCGCTGCAGGCCACGCCATGGGGCTGACGCTGCGCCAGATGCGCTATCGCATGGAGCGGCTTGGCATAACCCGTGCCACGTTGCGCGAGCTCGTTGGCATGAAAAATGTTGTCACTTTGAGCCAGCTTTCTGTCACCCCGCCGAACGCGCTGACCGAAAAGTGTCACCCGATTGGTGGCTACCGGCCTTCCTGACGACAAACACCCATGGTTTTGGGCCTGGCACGAAGGTGGCTGTAGAGAGAGTGCGGCAAGTTCGCCGCGACACCCTGAAAGACCCGAACCATGAAGACCTCCCTGACCCTGACCCAGCTGGCCCAACAGATCGAACAGCAGGCGATGACGAAGAAGGACTATGTGGCCCCGGCCCCGGCAATCGTCATGCAAGAAGACGCGACCGTGAACGTGGCACCTGCATCCATCTTCAACACCCTGCTGACCAACACCGCCCACCGCCAGCTGGGCGAGATCAGCGGCATCCCCGCCGACTACTACGAGCGCATGCGCACGGCCGACCCGGCGCTGCTGGCCAACAACGTCAACCGCTGGATGTCGACCCTGCAGGACGCGAAGAAGCAGGGCCCGCGGCGCCACATGGTGCGCACGCTCGACGGCCAGGTGCGCGCCATCCTGTCGGACAGCTACCAGCGCATCGACAACTACGAGGTTTTCGAGGTGGTCATGGGCATCCTGGTCAAGGTGCCAGGCCTGCGCAT